TCTGACGCAATGCCCCTCGGTATCTCCGGTACGTTCAACTATATGCTTGTTTTTCAGGCAGAGCACAACATTCTTATGCACCCCTTCCATATGTTGGGCGTTGCTGGAGTGTTCGGTGGTTCTTTATTTAGTGCTATGCACGGCTCTTTGGTTACATCTTCACTCGTACGTGAGACCACTGAAACCGAAAGCCAGAACTACGGCTACAAGTTTGGACAAGAGGAAGAAACTTACAACATCGTTGCTGCCCACGGTTACTTCGGTCGTTTGATTTTTCAATATGCCTCTTTTAACAACTCTCGCTCGCTGCATTTCTTCCTTGCTGCGTGGCCCGTTGTCGGCATCTGGTTTACCGCCCTCGGCGTCTCTACCATGGCCTTCAACCTCAACGGCTTCAACTTCAATCAATCCATTGTTGAAAGTCAAGGTCGTGTTGTAAATACCTGGGCTGACGTGCTTAATCGTGCTGGACTTGGTATGGAAGTTATGCATGAACGTAATGCACACAACTTCCCACTTGATTTGGCTGCTGCTAAATCTACTCCTGTCGCTCTAACTGCACCTGCTATTGGCTGATGCTTAGACAGGATGATTTCCTGGGACGCCTGGCTCTTGCACTACAAGAGCTGGGCTTTTCTTCTAGTGATGAACTAGAGATCGTCACAGGCGGCACCTCTGTCTACGAGATTGACGGAGCAGGCACAAAGTGGGCACCTGTACAAGGCACACGAAAACATAATAAGGATGCATTCATCGTCATCCGCAGACCAGAAGAAATTACATCGTCAAAAGCAAATGAAATCACTAGGACTACTGATACTTAGAGTATCGATCGGCATAATGCTTATCCATCATGGATACGAAAAGCTAGCAAACATCAACAACTTTGCTGATGCTTTTGTACGTCCTTTGCATTTGCCCTTCCCCATAGTCCTTTCATATGCTGCTGCATTCTCTGAGGTCGTTGGTAGTTGGATGCTGATTACGGGGCTTGGAGCACGCATTGGCGGGTTACTTATTGCAAGCACCGCATCTGTCGGTATCTATCACGCACTAATGACCACTGGTTTTAATATCTATCTGTTAGAACTGTTGGTGCTCTACTTAGGAGGTGCACTATGTGTATCTCTAAATGGTGGAGGACAATTTGCAATCGATGAACTTATAAACAGACGTTTAGTAAAACTATGACAACATTATCTAATGGAACATTACCTAGAAACGGGCTCTCTGTCTTTGATCGACTTGATGACTGGCTCAAACGTGATCGATTTGTTTTTGTGGGTTGGTCTGGCCTCTTGCTGTTTCCAACTGCTTATATGGCTATTGGCGGATGGCTCACAGGAACCACCTTCGCCACCTCCTGGTACACCCACGGTCTCGCCAGTTCGTATCTCGAAGGAGCCAACTTCCTCACATCAGCAGTCTCCACGCCAGCTGACACGATGGGACATTCACTCATGCTCCTCTGGGGACCTGAAGCACAAGGCAGCTTCGTTCGTTGGGTACAACTCGGAGGTCTTTGGTGCTTCGTAGCATTGCATGGTGCTTTTGCGTTGATCGGCTTTATGCTGCGTCAATTCGAAATCAGCAGGCTTGTAGGTATTCGCCCTTATAACGCAATTGCATTTAGTGGACCAATCGCAGTATTTGTTAGTGTATTCCTTATCTATCCACTAGGACAAAGTAGTTGGTTCTTTGCACCATCATTTGGTGTAGCTGCAATCTTCCGTTTCCTCCTGTTTTTACAGGGCTTCCACAACTGGACACTTAATCCGTTCCACATGATGGGAGTAGCAGGAATTCTTGGTGGAGCTTTGCTTTGTGCTATTCACGGAGCAACTGTTGAAAACACCTTGTATGAAGATGGTGAACAGTCAAATACATTTAAAGCGTTTGAACCAACGCAAGAAGAAGAGACCTACTCAATGGTTACTGCCAATCGTTTTTGGTCTCAGATCTTTGGTGTGGCTTTTAGCAACAAGCGTTGGCTTCACTTTTTTATGTTGTTTGTACCTGTTATGGGTCTTTGGGTATCTAGTATTGGTATTATTGGCCTTGCCCTTAATCTCCGTGCTTACGACTTTGTTTCCCAAGAAATTCGAGCAGCTGAAGACCCCGAGTTCGAAACGTTCTACACAAAAAACATTCTTCTAAACGAAGGTTTACGAGCATGGTTAGCACCTGTTGACCAACCTCATGAGAATTTTGTATTCCCAGAAGAAGTCCTTCCGCGTGGAAATGCACTTTAATGCACCCACTGATTAAGTACTTAAGTTAGATTCAAGAGGTGGTAATACACCTCTTTTTTATGTCTTACGAATGGGCCGCTGGCCTGTTCGAGGGCGAAGGATGTTTGCATAAGTCAAAAAACGCTATGTCATGGAGGATACAATTACGAATGACTGATAGAGATGTTGTTGAACATTTTGCTCAAATACTTTCTACCGGTAATTCAATTAAAGATGAAAGCAATCAACCAAGCAGAATAGGTTATAAACCTTCTTTTGTATGGCAATGCTCTCGTCAAATTGAAGTAAAGCGAATACTTATCAACCTTCTGCCGTATCTCGGACACCGCCGTGCACACAAAGTACTTGATTGCTTAGATGACTATGAGTACAGATTCACTGACCAACGAGCAGCTAAAATTGCTTAGATCAATTGTTGTGTTTTACAGACATCATCATATGTCTGCACGTAATCCGCAGCAAATAGATATTGATCGAATACTTGATAAAATATCAATAGATATCGATCAAAAATGACAAATGCTCGAAGCCGGTATAACGGTAGTCCTTGCTGCGGCAACAGCATTAGCTGCCTTAACTTCACGCCTTCATAATCGTATTTTTGAACTTGACAAACGTGTTGATCAAGTCGAACTTCGGGTTGCCGAACAATATGTCAGTAAAGCTGATTTAGACAGTATGATTGATCGTGTCGAAGGTCATCTAATTCGCTTAGAAAATAAACTCGACAAGCTCACATATCGTTAACTTTATCGTTACAATTATTTACAGTTGATAAACATACTATGACGGTTACCACTAATGAACGTGGTCACATCAATTTATTTGCTAGTGAACCACAAATGTATGTTGACAAAACATACGCTGAACGTTATGGATATGAGACCTACGCAGAACGTGCAGAAAAACTGAATGGACGCACTGCAATGGTTGGATTTGCGTTTGCAATCCTTTCTTATTCCTTGACTGGAAATCTCTTCTTTGGATTGGCTTAACTCGCCAAACTATTACACACACTTACTACACGGTATTAACCCATGAACGAAACCGCAGAACGCATCAATGGTCTTGCAGCAATGATCGGCATTGTCGCCGCATTCGGAGCTTATGCAGTATCTGGTCAAATCATTCCCGGTATTTGGTGAATATGCTAATTACTCTCTGTTCAACTGTTTTTTGCCTGTCTTCATATTTCAGGCAACCTACTGTTGCTACTTTATTAGAGAACGGAACTTATGATGTCAAAACGATGGATTCAGTGTATAACTGCGGCTTTAATAACGTTGAAAAATTAATTTGCGTTAGAAAGTCCCCATCCCATTAACAGAACCATAAACTTTAGGAAGATACTTGTTTAAATAAGCTTGAACTTCAGTTTCCTGAATCTCAGGTTTTTTATCTATTAGTCCAACTTTAGATCCATCAATTTGAATTCTATTAGTGACTTCATCCGCTGGATTATATGATAATTTTATCTGAGTCCTAAAATCATCATTACCTAACGGATTGACAGATCCTCCTATTTGCAACTTTTTGTTGTCAGATGTATACGTAACACCAAGTTCTCTAGGGTTTAGTTTTATTCCATAGTTATCGCCTTGAACACCAAAACCACCTGGACCAACAGTTACAACTCCTGAATCATCTTTGATTTGAGTTTCATTAAACGCTTCTGGAAGCATGTTTTCTAGATTTAACTTTGAATTCTCAGCTACTTGAACTCTTGGATCATTTATTTCTCTAATTTCAGTCTGACCTCCCAAAGCGCTATTAAGAATTAAATTTGGAGCAACCATGTATGGATTGCCTTTAGAGTTTTTTGAATTAGGTAAACTATTTGTATATTTTTCTCTAATCAAATTAGTAAATTCGTTTTGAAAGGAAGTGTAATCATCAGGAGTAGACACAGGTATATACCTTTGCACTGGCATTGTGTAATCTTCTATTTGCATAACTATGATTTCACATGATTCTTCTATTATAAATTAAGTATAAAAACTCTATCATTGCTGGTAATCACCGGCTATATTAAAAAAGTGCTCACAGAGAGCACTACGACTTTCAATAATTAATGGATATATCCCAAGACCAAAGCGACCAACTGATCGAGCTACTAGAAGACACAATTGAGTTTTACTGTGATCAACAAATGATCTCAGGACAACTTGCTTGGATTGCTACTGAATGTGTAGCCACTGCCAAAGTGGCTGAATTCTCTAGTCAGCTGACGACTTAATAACCAATTGCCGGCTAACGCCGGCTGAAAGTTTAGTGCCCAACTGGGCAAATGTTCACATATTTTCTTTCATTCAAATGATCATATCCACTGCCGCAACAACTGATTCTTCTGCACTCGTTGCTGAATTCTCTGGAGGCTCACAGTCTTCTGTTGACATCATGCTTGGCATTGGACTTCAGAAAGATTCTGAAGCCGTGTTTTTTCAATACAAAGGCGACGATACTATCGAAGCCCTGGTTCAAGCGTCTGGCAAGCCTGTCACTCGTATTGCACCAGTTCGTCTTACTGGTATCACTATTGCAGACGGCATTTACAAAGAAGCTGGTTTTGAAGGTAGCAAGGTCAACATCTTCCTTGAGACTCAATCTGGTCGTACTGTAATGCTGACGAGTGGTCTTACAACTATTTGGACTCAGTGCATCATGACAGCGTTCATGGGACTAGTTCGTACTGATAGTGTTGATCACTTGATTGCGATCGATACATGGAAAGGTAATTCAAAAATGCGTCCATGTTTTGCTTCTGTTCGTGACGACTCTATCAAAGTTACGGACAATGAGATGTATACAGCACTGACAGAAGCACGTTCTGATCGTGACAAAGCTAAGACTGAGGCTCTTATCCGTGACGCTGTTGAGATCATTGACGCACAGATTAATGGCATTCCAACTACTGTCATCGATGTAACTGATACAACCTCTACTGAAGATCAAGAAGTAGCATTCTGATGCAATCGCAATCTGTTGCGAGATTAAAAAATGTACGGCGAAATCTTACTGCCGTACTTTTGAACTTACCGATCAGAACAACTGAAACAAGTGTCGCAAGTTTACTTGGGATGCTTGATTATTTTGCTGATAATCCTGATGAATATTTTGAATTAATAAATGGCCAACACAGTACTAATCTCTGATTACGACGTAGTTGATGTAGTCAATCTATGTCATGCAGCTCTTGCTCAAGACTCTCCTGAATCTCCTGACTTCTATTTGAATCAAATTCTCAATCTAATGTTTGGGTATTTGTCAGTACAACAACGGAAAGATTTAGAAGTTTATCTAGCAGAGAAGAAATATCTTCCTGAGATCAAGATTGAATTGGCAAAATGACTGATTACACAGTTAAGTACGTAGATAAAGAAGGCGACTTACAAGACTTTGAGACAGCAGGTAAAGACCCTGCACATGCCATAAGCACTGTTCATGAGCTTTGTCCTGACTGTCGTCGAGTCATTAGCTGTACACCCACACCAATGTTTAACGAATGAAAACGACCATGGGCGAAATGGAAGCTATTGCAGTTTCTGCACCAGCAATGCGTCACGTTATGCACCCTGAAAAGGGTGAACTTGTTGATCACCTTTGCTACGACGCAGAGGTGCAGTACAAAACCAAAGACAACGCTGTTCGATTGATTATGTGTTCTCGATTAGACACAGTTGATGTTGGCAACCCTGTCATGATTACCTATCATTCAGGTATGCGATGCTATAAGCACAGCAGACACGTTGTAACATCTAATCAGGGCAACTGCATCGGCGGCTTTTACTACACCGATGGTACAGAAGCATGAAAGACTTTATTACTTCCTATTTAATAGATGTAGTAGATGATGATTATGCTGAAACGGGTTTGACCGAAAGTCAAATCGACGATGCAACTGAATACATCTGGCAAGCGTACGACTGTACTGAAATGTACGAACAAATTGATCGCTTGCTCACCGCTTACCTTGCAACAAAATGATGAAACAGTATCACATCTATGTATTTTCACAAGACGAGTGTGCTCCTTGTGCTCGCATCAAAGATCACTTCAAAACTCTCACAACAAATGAACAAGCAGAGCTGGATATTGTCCCTCTTAAGACACCCTCTGGCGAGCGTACGGCGCTTGCGACGGAACTATCGGTGGAACTTACACCAACGCTCGTTGTCGTCCATGAGACGGTCCAATGTGACTACTCGGAAGAAGACGGCTATGAGTTCTGCGATTTAGAAGAAGAGCCTGTAGAACGTTTCATTGGTGCAAATAGCATCATTGAACATCTACAAGCAACACTTGATGCATATACATACGCACATCCAGAATGAACGCTCAAGATTATATAAAAGCTTGGACTGCAATGGATAAAGAGTTTAAGGATGAATTTGTAGGAATACGTTTAACAATACCCACTGTTGAACAAACAAACGCATGGATCAAAGAATCAGAATTTTACATTAAGAATGACTGATAGTGAACGCGAAGAATTTACGTATGATTTAGCCAATCATTTTCTCACAAATGTATCAAAACCTGGTATATTTGCTATGGCGATAGATCGTATCTGCGAAATATTGCTTAAAAAATCTGATGAAGAATTGATAGCAATAGCGCCAAGCTGTTTAGTTAATGTTCCTCAAAAGAAAAAAGATAAGCGTAACAAAACAAAGCCTACAGGTTTCTGATGAACTACAACATTACTGTAATTACACCCGACGAAACACTTAAAGTTGAGTGTGCTGATGATCAATACATTCTTGATGCTATTGATGATCTTGGAGTTGATGTTCCTTATAGCTGTAGAGCTGGAGCATGCTCATCATGTGCCGGCGTAATTACTTCAGGAACAATTGACCAGGAAGAACAAAGCTTTCTTGATGATGATCAGATGGAAGGAGGGTTTGCACTGTTGTGCGTAACTTATCCCACGTCTGATGTAACTGTAGAAACACACAAAGAAGAATCACTGTATTGAATAAATGAGTAAAAAAGCCAACGTCATTGAGGCGAAGGGCACGATCTATAAAGAAAGCGGTAACGGATACTTCAACGTTGAACTAGACGAACCAGCTGAACATAAGTGCCTTTGCCGTGCATCAGGAAAACTCATTACCCGCAAGATTCAATTGCTTGTGGGTGATCGAGTTGTTGTTGAATTAAGCCCTTACGATCTTGACAGAGGAAGAATCACATTACGTGAAAAATGAACGAACGAACATTAAATTGGTATAACTGCATAAGACTACAAATGACATTAGGAGAACAGGCAAAAGAATTCAGGGAACTTTTTAATCAAGAGTGTCTTGGAAATATTTCTAACTATGGCTTTCTTAAAAAGAAGTTATACGATATGCAATCAGAGCTTATTCGCGAAGAATCACGAGAGTTTCTTGATGCTGCTGCTGAACTTAAAGAAGATCCTGAAAGTAAAGCTAAGCGCCTTGAACTTTGTAAAGAGTTAAGCGATTTGGTTTTTGTTTGTTATCAATTTGCTGCAGCATTTAATATTGATTTAGATCGAGCAATGACTCTCGTATTCGAAAGCAATATGTCTAAACTAGATGAACAAGGCATGCCTATTTATAGGGAAGACGGGAAAGTATTGAAAGGTCCGAATTATAAAAAGCCTGACTTAAATAGTTGCATTCCACAACCAACACCAATTCACTACGATACTCATGGAAAGTAATCAAGTAATTGCTCGCACAGGTCGAGTACAAAGCTGGATCGATGATCCAACCAGTCGCTTGCCCGTGTCATGCACGGTTTTTGTCGTTTCAGATTCAATGGAGGGTCCTGATGGAATTGAAGCAAGTTGGAGATTTGTCAGCCACGCTCTCAGATATGGAGCTGGAGTTGCTGTCCATCTCTCAAACCTTAGAGCAACTGGCACTGATAACGGGCGAGGACTCGTTGCGAGTGGCCCGGTTTCATTTGGAAAAATCTATAGCTGTCTTAATGAGCAGCTCCGTAGAGGTGGTGTGTACAAAAACGGGGCAGTGGTCCTCCATCTCGACATCTCGCACGGAGACATCCTTGAATTTGTGCAGACACCTCGCCACGAACTCCCGTGGGCTAAGCGATGCGTAAATGTAACAACTGACCTATGGGATGCTGCTAGTAAAGAAATTAAAGAAGCAATCCTGCATGGCATTAGTAAAGGTGACATCTGGCTTGCCAAGATTCGTCATGATCAATATGGCCAACGTATTTTTGCGAATGTGTGCTTGGAGGTGTTTCTCCGCTCCCGTGGCACTTGTTTGCTTGAGCATATCAACTTGGGTGCATGCACTCTTGATGAGCTCCCAGAGGCTTTTACTTCAGGCATGAATGAACTTATCAACCTTCATGGGAAAACAGGTGTAGAAAAAACCGGCGAATATCTCACTCAAGAAGAAGATCGTCAGGTTGGTTTAGGCATGCTTGGACTAGCGAATCTTTTATCAATTCAAGGAGTGACTTACGCAGAATTCGGTGAGGCACTTCAAAGTCACTTGTGGCCGATGGGCGATTACATCGTGACTCCTGAAGCAAGTAAAATCGTTAAAGCACTACAAACAGGAATTGATTCAGCAGCTTCAATTGCACGTATGGCCAACATGGATCGTGCGTTTGCAATTGCTCCTACTGCTTCTTGTTCCTATCGTTACACAGACAGAGCAGGCTATACAACAGCCCCTGAATTGGCACCACCAATCGGGCGCACCGTTGATAGGGACAGCTCTACATTTGGCGTTGAAACATTTGACTACGGCAATGTTGAAACGTGTGAGGAAGTTGGCTGGGATGCATACAAGCATGTCGTCGATGGAATCATGGAAATGCTCCAACGCACTGGCTTAGCTCACGGCTATAGCTACAACACCTGGAGTGATGTTGTTGAGTACTCAAATAGTTTTATTGAAAAGTGGCTAGTTTCACCACAAACTAGTATGTATTACTCATTACAAGTAATGCAAAACACTCAAGATAAAACAGATGCTCTTACTGCATTAGATGGAAACTTCGGAACCATGTTCGGCTTTGATGACGAAGATGACGACGAAGTTCTAAACATCTTCAATGATCCTGCAGCCTGTGTTGGTTGCGCAGAGTAAACCAAAACAATTGACCAATGAAAGCAGAAACTCCTTACATTCATCTTCACCAGCGCAAACGTACCTGGACTCCAGTTCAGGTGACAGCTGGCACACTTCTCGATGGTGGCGAAGAAGTCATTCAACGTGCACTAGCATTGCGTTGCCTTGAAATTCCTGTAGGTGATTTCATTAGTGATGCTATGAAGGGCGACTTACCTAACGATAAAGGTTGCCTAGAACTATTAAAAAGTAATGTAGTTGATGAAGAAAATCATGATATCGCACTCAATTTTGCGGCTTCCGCTCACGGAGTCCCCCTTTCGTTTGAGAAAGAAGCTGAGCGCATTAAAAATGCTTGGCTTGAACTGGATCGACATCCTGTTCTCAAGGCTGTGGTCCTCGAAAGATCAGTCTTTTTCGTGCTCCTACCTATCTTCAGGTTTCTCGGAGATACGGGGTTACGTACCACGTCAGCTGATATCTCAAGAGATGAGCAGACTCACGTGGCGGCCAACACACTTGTATGTGAAGAGCTTGGATTGAAGTCTGATAAAGAAATCAATAAACTGAGGCGAGCAACTGTTGGCTGGGTACTTCAATCACTTAAAGGGGAATCAAGTCACAGACATTTGTCTTCTAACTTCTGGATGACAAGCTCTGATAGTTTGTATTCCAAAGGTAAGGCAGAGAATCTTATCGGCACTCGTGCTTCTCGTATGCCTGCATTCTTTGAAACTAATAATGTCAACTTACCTCAGTACGCTTGATTAAACTTTTAATTTCGTTGCTATGTTTATTAGCATTTGTTGAAACATTGCATATCAATCAACACAACCACTGCTCTACAATTACAATCGATGCCAACTAAAATTCAAATTATCGAAGAAGGTATCTGTCCAGACACATTTGACGATAAGCAATTACCAACTGACGTTCATATTGTCACCTTTACTAAGGATGGTACTCGTCAGTTTGATGCCGTTCGTGCATATTCAAAGGCTGATATTTTTGATGAATACTACGACAAGCTAGGCAAAGAGAACCCTATTCATTCGATTACTAGTGGATATGGTCACATTAAACCAATTTTATATGGCAAAATCAAAGGCTGATTATATAAACGAGTTAGTCAAACTAACACAAAATAAAGCTAAACAACTTACTATTAAACAACTACGCGCTCTTATTGCTAGACATGCATCAAGCTAAATTAATCTGGATAACACCGGATGCCGAAAAACTTATCGGTAAAATTGCTCGTGTATCCAATCCCCAAAACGAAGATAACCCTGATGTTGAAAAGCTCCTTAAATATCTCATCAAACACAAACACTGGTCTCCGTTTGAGATGGCGTCAATGTGCGTTGAGATACACACAACTCGTGCAATCTCTCCACAAATCCTTAGGCATAGATCGTTCTCCTTTCAAGAATTTTCTCAAAGGTACGCTATCCCGACAGATACGTTCGCTACGGTACTCCCTGATCTCAGACGTCAGGATGAAAAGAACAGGCAGAATTCAATAGATGATTTAGCTGAAGAGACTACACATTACTACGAGCAGCGTATTGACGATCACTTTCGAGAGTCAGTCAATTTATATGAATCACTGCTTCACTCTGGTGTGGCAAAGGAATGTGCTAGATCCGTGCTTCCTTTAAACACGGTCACTCGTTTATACATGAGCGGCACGATTCGTAGCTGGCTCCATTACATAGATTTGCGTGGAGACAACGGTACCCAAAAAGAGCACATGTCAATTGCCCGTTCTATTGGAGAAATTTTAGACACAGAACTACCAACGATATCTCGCGCAATGTGGGTCTAGCTGTTTATATTAGAAGCTGATCAATGACATCTAATAATGAATTTTATTGTTGCAACCGTTGAGCTTCGATCATTCCATGCCGAGCCAATTACTGCCTACGGTTTGAATTATCGTAGTGCTGAAGCAGTTGTGCCTTCTAGTAATGCTTCTGGTGAAGTACGTCTTCGTGTCCTTTGTTATGACAGGCCAGGAGCTAAGTTGAGTTCTTTCCAAGATTGGAAGGAAGGTACTCGTGCACTTATCACCGGAAACATTGTGTTCTCTGATGACACCGCACAGCCTTTAGATGTAATCGTCACTACGATTGAATCTAATGTACCCAAAGATATGTATTGCAATCAAGTTGTTCTAGGAAATGCTTTCTTCGGATCTGATGAAATTAAAGATCGCAAGAACGACCAAGTAGCAGTCAAAATTGGTACGACATTAGACAATTCAGAAACTACAACATGGCTTTATCTTGAAACACATAACTCACGCAAGAAAAAACTTACTGAACGAATTCGTAAAGGACGCCCTCTTTGCGTTCAAGGCTACCTCCGTGAATATCGTAAAGACGATTCTGACAGTCCTTATCGAGCTATCGTCTCGTCTGACTTCAGTACTCGTAAAGATCAGAGGAAGACTCCTCGCAATCCACAAACGTCAGGTAGCGCGGCGGGATATGCGGAAGTCGATCCCACGCCTGATTACTAAAGGCTCAAGACAGATCGGACCATATTGGTACGAAAACCCTATTTTTAAAACTAGTAAATTACCTACTTATCATGAGCATTAATATTGATTCGATTGTGCGATCCGTAGCTATTATTGCTGTCGGATTGCCAATCACTCTTTCTATTACTAATCTCACAAACACCGCAACTTTGCTTGCAGAGAGTGGACTTAAAAGAACTCCCTATGCAATAACTATTGAAGAGCTTGAAGAAGTTTTGACTAGACCCTGTATCGATTACTTCATTTCTAAGAGCGACAGCAAGCTTGAACGTAAAGCTAAAAATACTATTGATGATACTCTTGGAGATGGAGCGCAGTACAAAGCGCTTTGCGATTTTATTCTATGATCTTGCATCATATACTCTTAACTAAGTGGGTTTTATGAGCCCACTTTTTTTATATCTATTACTTATAGTTGTAAGGTCAACAATCCGAAAAATATGACTTTACAAGTCTTGCCTCCTGAACTAACAGAAGGCCCAAAAGATAGAATTGAAACTAAAGAGCCACAGCCTTACTGGAAACCTAGCTCTCTAAAAGATGGAGAAAGTGAAGAATTCCGTTTGCTTGGTTGCTATGAAACTGGCCACGCAATCGTTGGCTGGCAATACGCATCAGAAGCTCGCGGAAAAGATGGAGAACTGCGTTTCAACGGTTACGTAGTCACTCGTTCACACCCTGGTCAACATGACGACATTGCTCGGGAAACTGACTGGTCTAAGCCTGATCGTCCAAAGATTGATGGTTCTTATGTCAAGCCTCGGCGATTCCTTGCATGGGTTGCTACAAGCGCTGCGCGTGGTCGTCTTGAAGTCTTATTCATTGAACAGAAATCAATTCGTGATCAGCTTACTGAAATTCTGCAAGAAATTGAAGATTACACATGGACTCCAGATGGACTTGCAAATTTCTCAATTAAAATTAGCCGTAAGGGAGCAGGCCTTGAGACTTCATATAGCCTCCTCCCTAAAGTACGCAAAGTACCAGACAAAATTAAAAAGGAGTGGGAAGCCGAAAAAGAATCTATCTGGCTTCCTAATTTCTTTGAAGGCAAAGATCCATTTGATGGTCGCGCTACTGATGAAAAAGGTCTGCCGGCTGGTGGCGTAGACAAGCGTGGTGCAACAGTTTTGCCAACAGAAAGCACTGAAAAAGTAGAAGACAATACTGAATTTTGATTATTCTTACCCTTTTATACATATTTGAACAATGAACGACGCTATTTCTAAACTCCCTCCTGAGCTTCAGGAACGACTTGCTTCAATCATGGCTGGTCAACAAACTGCACCTGAGCAAGCACCACAACAACCAGTTGCTCCTGCTCCTCGCTCAGAGGCTCCCAAACCTCCATCTCTTATGGATCATGTAATTGCCTTGCGACAAGAAGTTGCGGCATTACGCACTGAAGTTAATCAATCATATCAACAAACTGCAGCTTCATCTCAAGTGATTGAAGCGGTTGGTAATGCAGTAGCGCAGTTATACGGCATGTTTCAACCGTCATCCGGGGAAGATGCTCAAGGCCAGACGTATAGCCAAACATTTCAACAATCATTAGATGACAGTGACTATTGAGAAGCCGTTTCGTATTCAAACGGCAGCAGGACATCGTAAATATTTATGCAGTGGGCTTTACCTCCCATCAGTCACAACTGTTTTATCCGGTACTGAATCTGAAAAATCAAAAGCCGGTCTGCGGCAATGGCAAGAGAAGAATCCTGGTGCACTAGAAGCAGCAGCGACTAGGGGTACTGCTATTCACAAATGTTGTGAAGATCACATTCGTGGTCTTCCTCTTGATTGTCCTGAAGAATATATGCCATTTTGGAATGGTATGTCCCAATATCTCGATTGGTTTGATACAATTCATTGGTCGGAGCGTCCGCTTCGTCAAGATTGGTATGACCTAAGAAGTGATGATAAGGAAGTTGCATTTGTCTGGAGCACTGAGCATAAATATGCAGGCTGCCCAGACCTAGTCGGTGAGATTGGTGGACTTAAAGTTATTGCTGATTTTAAAACAAGCAACGGACCTTACAGTTCTGTATCTCCTGATCGTGGTGACCGCATTGGTTACGGCGGTTGGAGAAAATACCAGAAGTGTGCCCAGCAGCTAGCTGCATATAGGTATGCCTTAAACGAAAGAGTTGGTTATCTTTGCGATGTAGCGCTAATTATCGTTGCAACTGAAGAAACAACTCAAGGCATCTTTATTGATGGTGATCAATTAGATCTTTATGAAGCCCGCTTTTTAAAGCGAGCCAAGTTATTTAACGACCAAAACCCAGATGAGGAGGATAATGACACTACAAATTGCAGTCAACAAGGGTTGTCGCAATAAAGAAAGCCAACCAGCACACGGCTGGCTAAATATTGAAGAAAGCCTGGAGTGGCTTCAAGGGTGGGTATCAGCTGGTTATGGCTGGTGTGCCACTCATTTTCATGATCGACACAGGCGTGCTGACAACGCTCTTGGCAGCAATCTTGTTGTCATTGATATTGATGGCGACACAACCCTTGGTCGTTTTTGGCAAACAGATACTGCTCGTAACTGGTGTATTGCCACTTACACCTCAGCAAGTCATTCAGAGCAAGAGCATCGTTTTAGAGCGCTCTTCCCTTTGGAGTTGAAACTCAGTACAGCAAACGAGCACAAGGGTGCTTATTGGCTCATTGTCAATCGTTTGATCGCTGATCTTGGGTTTGAATCTCTCAAAGACAACTGCGGTCAAAAGCCAGAACGTCTTTGGTATGGAAGTACCAAAGCTGAGTGGACAGTCAACAAGGGTGCTCTTGTACCTGCTTTCTTACTTGAAGACATTGACTATGCAGATTCAGGCGACTTCGTCAATTCTGACGTTACGGATCAAGATATAGCTCGCTGTCAGTGGCTGCTACGCAATTTTCTACGCCCATCTGAAGACGGCGAATACGAAAGTTACTATGTCCCGATCATGGCTGCTTGCGCGGCTATTGGCGAATCATTATTTGATGATTGGGTCGAATGGGTTCTCGCTGGACATCACGGTGAGAAACCTGAAAATATCATGCAATATAAGTGGCGGGGTCTTGGCAATCACTCTGGACCTGCTAAATTATATTCGCTAGCCAAGAAACAAGCTAGTGGTTGGGCAAGTTCTTTGCCTGACAATCTAAGGTTTGGTGCTGTAGGTTCCGCTGCTGGATATACAGAGTTTGACGAATTACCTTGTTTTGAGGCTAAAAAAAATATAACGGAGGATAATGTGCAACCCGAAATTGAACCAATACCAGACGTCTCAAAAGCGTCAAAAAAAGCTGGCCGTCCAAAAAAGTCCAGCAGCGATGCTGCTAAGGAACGTGAGGCTGACGTTGAAAAAGTCAAAGAAATCCTCACGCTTTTACGTAAAAACCAGCTGACTGGAGCTATTGAATACACTAGCTCTACAGGTAAAACTGTTGAACTTCAAGGTAACGACCTTGACTTGATGACTACCAAGCTTGCTTGTGAGTACGGGGTCTTTATCCCTGAGATGCGCATCAAGCAAGCCATTCAATACGCAGCAGGCAAGAACAGCTATTGCCCTATTCGTAGGTATCTCGATAGCTGCTCAGCACATGCTCTGCCTCATAAAGATTGGGATCGTATTGGAGAAGTATTCCTAGGCAATCCACATCAACTATCAACGCTTGCAATGCAACGGATGATGATTGGTGCTGTTGCTAGGGCTTATAACCCTGGCTGCAGCATGTCTTGGTTGCCAATCCTTGTTGGTGCACAAGGTGTAGGTAAGTCAATGTTTAGTCGCAGCCTTGTACCTGAAAAGCTGTTTGCTGAAGTCTCAACCCCTCTTGAGACACTGATGAAGGAGCAGTACAGGCTTCACGTTGCCTGGCTGCTTGAGCTCCCAGAGATTGATCACTTCTTCCACTCTCGCAATATCGAGAACTTTAAGAACCTAATCACAACGCGCTGTGACGAAGTCCGTCGTCCCTACGCCAGCTTGCCTGAGCGTCTGCTGCGTCGGTTTGTGATGATCGGTACTACTAACCGTAACCAGTTCCTGGTTGATAGCACAGGCAATAGACGTTTTGTGCCTCTTGAGATTGGTGCCAACTTCCTTATTCCTTGGAAGCAGCTAGCTGAAGAACGTGATTCTTTGTGGGCATCTGCTGTTCAGGCATATCGCGAAGGTACTTCGTATGAATTCAATAGCGGTGAAATTGCCCAGATTGCTGAATACATTCAAGAGTTCGGTGATCCAGATCCTTGGATGGAAAAGATCAGCAGCTTCTGCTCTCTCAAAGAAGAAGTAACTGCTGCTGAAGTTCTAACTCAAGCGCTTGATCTTGATCCTAGGCAGCAAGGTCGTCGTGAAGCTAGACGTGTAGCTGATGTTCTCCAAACACTTGGCTGGCGTCGGCTAAATACCTCACGAAAAGATCCTATTTCAGGTAAAACTAAGTCAGTTCGTCTTTGGATTCGTCCTGCAGATGAACCACTCAATGAGGATCATATCCTCAGAGATTTCTAATTTTATAATTTTTAATTACAATGAAAGCTGAAGATATCAAGATAGGACTCCGTGTCCGTGTGCTCACTAATGACTTGACTGCACTTGTTGTTGGAACACCTGAGTACTACACACCAAGGGCTAAGCTTGTTCGTATTAAATACGAAAATAGTACTCGTTACGAGTACATGATCAACCATCAACTAGAAGCTCTACCAGTAGTTGCTCAATATCCAGCGCATAACGGAACCTATGTGAAACCCGAAGGAGATTTTTAAAATGACAGAAGCTCAGCCAAGTCGTAAACGTGGCGGACATGCTTATGGCAGACGGTTCAAACAACTAAGCAACACCGCTGAAGAAGGAGAGATGTGTATTTACCATGGTCACTCCATGGGCAGGTTTTCATCTCATTCAATGCGGTATGACAGCCATCAAGCGTGTGTGCGATGCGTCAACTCTGCTAGAGAAGGCATGCTGTCATTTGAGATTGATCGTCTGTTAAAAGTCAATAGGGTCAAAGCTCTTAAGTTTTGGTCCCAAGTTGATATGGGTAATCCAGATGAATGCTGGAACTGGGAAGGCACTATTAATCCACGGACTAAGCAGCCTCAATTTTCATGGAGACGGCCTGGTATTAGCACCTCCACGCAGCATCATCCTCAGAGGGTGTCTATGTGGTTCACATGGGGCGACTTAGGCTTTACTGGTGTGAAAACAATCTGTGGCAATAAATATTGCTGTAATCCTTTCCATTTAATTCCTCAACACATTGGTGTATTTGTCGATCATGATAGCTACATTGATTCTTTTGAGCTAGCTTGCCAGCTCCATACATTAAAGCAGCAAGTCCAAGAATATGTAATCGAAGAAGCTCTCAAAGATCAAGAAAAGATTGACGAATCAATACAAGCAGCAGCTCGTGTTTCTATGCTTTTAGATCCTACTAGTGGTTTTGGTGAAAGATATGAAGCGGTATTGACTGATTTTCTAGAAGGCCGGCATATATCTCAGGTTGAACCAACTGATCCTGGTTTATTTAAAACACCTACTGATAATGAGGAACCTGATGAAAATCCCACGGAACAATCTTAATTTACGTATCCTTATTAAAGAGTCATTTATTTATGTCACGTAGAACCGATTTACTTCAGCAATTACTTCAATCTGATAAATGGGGAGAAGAGAAAGAAAACGAACAAAAGTTTCTTGCTGCTACTGCTGAGCTTATCCTGACTGACCTTATCAATATTGCATCTAAAGGTGTTGAAGCACGCGGTGCCGGAGCACTTATCATTAATTTGCAGAATGATTCCACTACATTTATGAGTGGATTCGATATTGAAAAAGACCTGCTTGCTGCAGAAAATGCAGAAGATGATGAGGTTGTTAAGTTCTTGAGAAAGTTAATTGAAGAGGTTGACGAAAATGACTGGTCTAAAAACGTTTTAATTACATTGATCAGTGATGCTGGAACAAGAACATTTGCTGTCGAAGCAGGCGGGAGCCAAGAGAGCCTCAGAGCGATCTCAGCAGAATTTAGCGGATAAGTTAAAGGCATCTGGCCTAAAACTGCCTCTATACCCTACGCCTCAAATCATTGAGCGTGCACGTTCTGTCATGGGCTCGATTGACTATGACCCGACGTCTGATCCTGTTCAACAAGTACTAGTTGACGCAACGTCAGTTCCTTCTGTAGATACTAATCCTCTACAAGAGCACTGGCACGGCAACGTGTTTGTTGCACCGAAAGGGGCAGTACGTTTAAATCGTATGTGGTTAAACAAAACAATTGATGAATATCGAAATCACAAAATTAATAGTTTTGTCTTTTTTACAAACGCATCTGAGTTAATTAGAGCTGCGCCTGGACTATTAGATTATCCATTCTGCATTCCGTTCAAACGTATTAAACAGCTGCGAGCCACACCTGATGGGTTTGAGCCAATCTGCCCTTCAACTTGGAATATTATTGTTTATGGCCCGCCCGTTGATATGGCCATGACTAGTATTGATAAAACTACTTTGTTTTATCACACATTCCGTGACATTGGTCGTATCTGTTTTAACGAGTATGCTGGAGATTCTTGGCAAAGAGATTTAGAGCATTACGACGAACAAAAAGGTAATGTGTAATGTCTAAACATTTGGCACCTGAAACATTTATAGAATTTCCTTCTGGTTCAAAGTTTCATCCCTCACGTTTGATTCACAGGGACGGCACTATTATGTGGAAACATGCGCTCTGTCAGCAAGATGGATGCATCATTGCACCAGCTAATAAAGCTGTTGAATCGCATATCATTAAAACCGCTCAAAGACTAGAAGAACTTAATTGCTGGGTTTCACAAAACCTTGAACCATGGGATTGCTTACAACCTTGCTATTGGTACGACCCTGCATCTACAAATGAATCTTTTGCAAATGGCTATGCATGTATGTTTAATCATACGAGTAAAAACTTAGAAGAAGTATATGAATCCATCTCAGCTCACGTCAGTGAATTTGAAACTATTGCACTAAAAAATAAAGCTATATTTTTTCAACGTTGTTAGCCGGCTAATGCCGGCCATATGTGCTGTGATATTTAAAGCTTTTCAATGAGACGCTCTAAATACCAAGCAGCCTTACGAGCATCTTGCTTTGGATCATCTTTCAACCACAGCCTTAATAAGTACTTCAATGCCTGCGCTTGCAGCATTCCTTCAACAGGAGACGGTGCGTCTTGAATAGCATCCTCAATGATGTCAATTGCTTCTTGAGTACCTCTTGTGTAATGAGACGGATGATTTACTCGGTCTGTGCTGATTACATCTTTCTGACCTATCCAATTATCAAGATCCATCCAAGCATCATTTGTTGAATGCTTACCTTCAAGACTTACAAGTTTTGGTTTAGGTAGCTCTTTACTATCAAGAATAAATTCTTTACGCGACTGCTTCATATACTCATCAAAATCTTCGTACTCTTTTCTGAACTTCTCGTAATCCATATGCCACGCTTTGACTAACACCTACTTACTATAGAACTGAATAACATCAACTGCGAGATATGAGTGTACCCAAATCTATTGATCCAACTTTTATTCCAGAAAAAGATAAATACTTTATGGGAATTGCAAAGCAAGTAGCTACTGCTTCAAATCATCCGATAGCTCCTGGCGGTTGCATACTTGTACGTGACAAAGAAATTGTTGGAGATGGTAGAAGTATTCTTGCTGAATGCAAAGTAGAAATTGACTGTATTACATATGCAATCGCAACAGCATGTAAACGAGGAACACCAATAACTGGAGCAGTTGTTTATTCAACTAGGTACCCATTTTCAGCATCAATCTTTCAGCTACATCTCATGGGTATACGCAAAATTATTGTAATACCGCATGAATGGGAGCCTTACTACAAAGATGAATATAGACGTGCAGCTCGACTAGCACGAGAACTATTAATTTCTATCGAACCTATTTATGAAAAAGCAGATGAACGATTCACAGTCAACTCTCAAGCCCCACGTTTCGACGACGAAGA